GCGTAGTAAGTATCATGCGGCGTTTCCTTGGTTGGTTAGGTTCAGGCTTTGTTTATAGATCCCCGACAAATAAAATTGAAGCTTGGAGAAAGAACGCGATGTACATGACAAGTAGACAGCTAAGACATCTCGCAGGAACAACGAGCCATGTATCAAAAGCCGTTTTAATTAGTCGATATATTAATGAAAATATGTCTAAAAATGAGTATACTGATTAAGTAGTATAAGAATGCAACTTACTTATTTAAACACTTGACATTGGATAGCTATTAAGCCCTTGATTGTTAGAGGACATCAGGGGTTTTTTAGTGTCTAGTTGTTGCGCCAGTTACGATTAGGCTTTGACTCAAGTCTTGCAATGTCCTTCTCTACTGCATTTAATCGATGATAGATCTCACGAAAATTACCCATAGTCCTATTAGAACGATTTGATAAAACCATCAATAGAGCTGAGATAGAAGCACCAATTAAGGCAGCGTAGATTTCATTCATTTATTAAACCTCTTATCCCACTTTTCATAGATTGCTTTTTCTTTTTTAAACCTTTCATAGGTGTCCACTTCTACTTGTAAGCCTGTGAACGTATTGGCGTGAGGGTGTGAAGAATCTGAGCGATTATCTAAATCATATAAATAATTCATCCTCTCATTTCTTGCGGCGTTCTCTGCCACGGTTAAGTCATGCCACATGCTAAGCCTAGACAATAATCTATAGTTTATTACGATAGAACAGTAAAGCAAAAGCTTATGACTGAACAAGCAACAAAAACACTAGATGAAAAAAAGAAAAATCCCTTTCAAAAATTCAAGGACGGATTGGATGACACCACAACTACACTGATTAAAATTGTCGTGCTTGGCTGGTCAGGCGCAATCCTCACATTGAATTACGTTTCCATCCCCGGAATACCACAACAAAAAATAGATCCGACATTTATAGCTTCAGTTTTTACAGGGGTTTTAGCCTCCTTTAATATTTCAACCACTTCTAAAAAAGGCGATGGAACTTATAAATTAGATGAAGGGAAAAGTAAAACAATAGGGGGCGTACCTTATCAGCTAATCAGAATAGAAACCCCCGTTAAAATTGTTCCAACAGGTGAAAGCCGAGTAGATCCCATTACGAATAGAACTATTGGCCCCGACGGCAAATTGACATGAAACGCCTACTAATCCCTTTTCTCCTTTTGGCTGCTAGCCCCTGCTATGCAGATTTCAAGCACGAACTAAAAACAGTTGTTAGCGGCGTTGTTGATGGCTCGTATTCTCACGTTAAAGCAATTCCCTCTGTCTATTCAATGAGTTCTACGGGGACCACCGTCGGGACAATGGGTAAGTTAACAGCCCCCGCCGTATCTAATGGAACTTTGACGGGTGTAGCTGCAACCCTTTCCGCTTCTGCAAGCGTTTCTCAAACGGCGGCTGGTGCAAGTACAAGCTGGAGTGAAAGCTATATTCAGGGATCGGCTACGCCCTCGGCGGCTTCATTGACTCATTCAGGTCTAACAAGTCTTCCAACTGGAGGCGATGTTGTCAGTTATTCGGGCGGCTCAAATAATGGGATGGCTATAGGGCTTACTCAGGCGGGTGCAATTTCTCTAACTCCGGGCGCGTCAGGTTCTACAGTTTCGGCTCAAATCTCAAGTATTACTGAAGTTAATTAATATGTATGAAATATTTATTATTTTTCTTTCTCTTAAATGTAATTAATACAGCTAAAACTCACGCTGTCCCAGTCGTCCCAAATTTCGGATCAGGCCAAAATACCAGCGTTACAGAGGTAAAAAGTCGCACCGTGGAGCGGATAGAAAGTTTTCATTTTAATACAGGCTATACTTTTAATCAGTCTGGCAGCAACATTAAAGTTATTGGTAGTACATTAACGCCTCAAACTGTTAATACTCAAACTCAAACAGTAAACGGAATATCCTCAACGTGGAAATCTATTGATCTAAATACTAAACCACAATATGAACAAGTGGTTGCTGGAGCTGGTACACAATACAACGAAAGCCTAATGGGGCCCGGACTTGCTGAGCACGTCATAATAGATCGCACTATTGACACCGAAAGTATCACTAACTCGACAAGCATATTTACGCAGTGAAAAGGATATTACCAGCTTTAATTATTGCTTTATCTGGACAATTACCAGCATTAAGCGAAGGCGTTTCAATGCAAAACAACCCAATAAGTAATAGCTCAGGAGGAGTGAACGTCACGGCAGTTCAGAACGTTCCTAGTAGGCAATTTACAAATATTTATAGTTTACAACAACTACAATGCCAGTCAGACACATTCGTTATACAGCCATTTATTACATCTAACATGAGTTTTCAAAGACCACAAAGAGACGTTAGATTAGATCCAATTTACGACGATAGAGACTTAACAGGCTTAATAACTACAGACGATAATGGGAACCAAGTTGATGGGCCGGACGGCCTCCCAGATAATCCCGGTTTAGTGGTCGGTTATAAATCAGTTCAATTAAATCCTCAAGATTCGTTTGCAGTGTCGCCGGGAATTAGTCTTTCATTTAATATTAATATGGATAGAAAAGCAGTTCGTAAGTGTAGACAAGGGGCAGCAAAAATTGTTGAATTATTAGATTTGCAGGTAGCAGATAAACGGTTAAGCCTAGAGGTCGGGAGGCTTTCAAAATGCGGTGAGCTGCTAACCAAAGGCATTCGATTTAAAGAAACCAGCTCATTCGCTAAATTATGTGACGATGTAGAAGTAGTGAAATTTATTCCTAAAAACACGCTTCCTGATCATCAACACTCTATTTCTTCAGAAGTGACCGCCAAAGAAGATTAACTCTATTCTTTTCTCTTTGCGCTCTTATCTTTTCCCCTCTTGATAACGGCTTTTCTTTTTTACCTAGCTTCTTCTTAACTGCTTTAATAATTTTTTTCTGTAGGGGTTTCGTTCTTTTTTTTATTAGTTCAGTTAAAGGGGCCGCCATTAATGCGGATGTTGCCCCAAACAAAGCCGTAACCATTACCCCAGAAACTAAAGCCGGGGGCGGGGTGAAATGATCAACAGTTTCAATAATTTTTATCGGCTCATATACAGCTACACATTCACCTGAAATAGCGTCGATTTTATAAGCCGTAATTCTACCTCTACCATATTTACCAATGCTATTTATTGGCGCGGCTCCATTAGGCGGGCAGTCTGGAGGGGGCGGGTTATAGCCTGTAAAGCTTGTAGTTTGTTTGTTAGTCGTACTTTGTTGTTTAGTTTCTTCCGGCTCCCGTGGCGTTACTGATAAAGGTTTTGTTTTTACTACTTCTAATTTTTTGTAATAGTCAAGAGGATAAAAAACGGGCTGCGAATAATCGCATAAAATCATTACGCCGTCAGGGTCATTATCAAAGTGTCCTGCACCTCCTGTTTCGTCGTCTCTTGTCTCAACACACCCCGGCATATCTATTACTAGGGGATCTAAAACGAAAGGTAATTGAGTACTAACTGATGGGGGCAATATTAACGGCGGTTCTAAAACTATTGGATCGGCAATTCTAGGCTCTGCAATTCTAGGTTCAATGATTTGCGGCTCTTTAATATCCACTAATTAACAATCAGATAAATCTACCCCTAAGCTAGAACCCACGTTTTCCCCTAGTCGTTGAGCGCGGTTCCTTATAAATGGCTCAAGTAAAAAACCAATAATCGGTATATTAGAAAGCTTTGAAGCTCCCGCCGCACCTGCTACCCCAGACGCAACAAGGCCGCCATTATTACGACCTATAATTTCAGCTTCTAAGCACTTCATATCAATCTCTTGTCTTTTCTCTGTTGGGATATGTGGGATATATTCTTTATGGATATATGAGGTGTCTTGCTTACCGTTCCATTTGCTTTTAGTTTGATCGCTTGAAAACATTACAGTCTTAGGCGAGTTCATATTTAAAGTCATCATCACGTCTAATTTCTCCCCGTCCTTTGTATATCGCAATTGACTTGCACTATCTCTAGATGTAGCTAGGCGGCTTAAATCGGGTATTCCATTATTGGCTTTTGATAGAAGCGACATTGAAAGGAACGATTGACCTATCAAGCCAAGGCCAAGCAAACCGGGTAAGAAATTTTCTTTCATTACTTAAATGGCAATGCTGGACCCGTTGCACTTGGTAGTTTTATTTGTTGTTTTATTTGATGTTGAATAATATCTACCATTTGATCTTGAAGCGTAAGCATCATCCCATTAACAAAATCAGCCCGTCTCATATAGACATATCCACCACCTAACAAAATGGTTGAGCTAATCAAAAAAGAAGCTACAGAAATACCATCTAAAATTTTCCTTACCATTAAAAAGCAAGCCTTGCAGTTATACCTTAATAGACCTACTTATGCTTAGCAACCTAAGACGGTTTTGTAGGCCAAGTAACAGAATGAGGCCAGCCAGAGTCATCAGCAGGTAGATCTCTTAAAGCTTGTCTATATGTTGCCCACTCAGTAACCTTTGCTGTTGCTAATCCTCCTTTATCTGCTGTTTGCGTCCAATCACTATCTTTTAATAGTTGATCACGTTCTGACCTTTTACCAGTAGCAGCGTTATTATCTATTGCCGTTTTTGCGTCTCCAGTCGCTGTAGATTTTGAAAACTTTGTATACCATTTACCGTCTTTCTGTTCAACTCCATCCCTAACAGAACTATCGTAAGGAGGTGTTAAAGGTGAAGCTGCTGGGCCATCAAACACCCAGTCATAGCCAAGAGAATTAACAACGGTTTCATTTAATGGTTTAGGGATTGATATATTAGGAAATTCACGGCGAAACATTGATTCACCAATGATTAAAGAACCATCGCTTTGTTTTCTAAATTCAGTCATGATTAATAAATAAGGGTGGAAGATACAGGGGTTAAATTCATATAAATTCCCCCATTATGCGTGGGCGTAGTATATGTATGTTTCACTATTACTGTTTGCATCTGCTGTTCCAGCCCCACCAGCCGAATTAACAGTAAATCCAGTTGCTGAAACATCTATCCAATCAGCAGATCCATACTTATCATTCTCCCAATCAACGTTTAAAGCCAATGCAGGATCATTCCCTGAAGTAATTCCTCTTAATGAATCTGCAACACTCCAAGTATTATCTTTCGTAGCTGCTTTAACTATAACAAATCTAGGTTGAAACCCACAAGTTACAGTGGTAGAACTACTTGTAGGTGAGTACGATCCCACAGAACTGATGCCGTCAACGCTGGTAAAGAGTAGAGCTATGTAATCTTCAGTACTATCATTAACATCGTTAACAGGACCAAGTGAAAAATGTGTAGAGGTAGGTGCAGTATTGTTCCACATAGCGTTAGTATATGGTGCTACTGATTCTTGTTCTGCATCACTAGAATTTAACTGAAGATAATAATTATGTGGATTAGTCCCACCGTTTTGACCTATATGATAAACATACCAGTTATATCCTACTGATCTACACTTCACCCATATCATTTCTGGCGACTTCCCTAAGTTATGAGCTACGTTTTGCGAAGTACCATTTGGGCCAGTATTTGAACCATCGCCTGTACCTTTATAAGCAACACAGTCAAACCCCGCGCTCCTCTTCCATAGCCAAGACTGATAGTTAGAATTATGACTAATTCCCCATCCAACGTTACTATCCCATTGAGAATCACTTACGACTCCTTCTGTATCAGTACCGTTTATTTTTAGTTCTTTTTGTCCTATTAATCTTGCCGTTAACCAATTGTGAGAAGCGCTGGCTGGTTGCGTATATATAGCCATATCAACTGAAAAATTGCTATCCATAGAAGGAACAGACGAACTGCTATTTCCTGTATCCATAGCGAACACGTCTGACCCGTTTTCTGGAACCTTTGAAGTTTTTCCAGTTTCTGCCGCAATTGCTATGTAGACATAATTTCCATTACTAGCATTTTGGGCCGCGTGAGAATCATCTAATACAAAACCTGTAGGGGTAGGATGTCCGAAAGCATAACTACCTTCACTGGTACTACTATTAGGAACTAAATATTGATCGTTTCCTCCGTTTACCCATCCTCTCATTGAATCTAAAAGCTGCCAGTTCGCACTATCATCTGTCCTTTTAACTAGCCAAAATGCCGGCTCAAATCCTAAATTATTAATTTCTGGACCTGTAGAAGATCCATTACCCGTATAAGATCCACAAGATATTATTTTCTGATCTGAGTTAGGCCCAAACTCTGCCTCTTCATGGGCAAATAAATAGGCGACATAAGTCCAACCATCATTATTTAGATATGAACCTGCTACAAAAGTATTAGCCGTAGGGGCACTATCAGCCCAAAAACCAGCGTCATCAACTTCGCCAGTATTATTATTTAATATAAGATAATGTGTTTCTGGCTGATTTCCACTATCCAGCCCTCGATGATACACACCCCAGTTTTGATCATTAGAGGTGCTTTTAGCGACTATGCAGCCGGGAATACTAGCTAAATCATGGGATATAGTCTGAGTAGTGCTTGAATTTCCTGTCCAAGTAACAATATCAAAAAAACCAGGTGCCTTGCGGAATGTAAATGAGCTACATTCTTTTCCATTACCATTGTGCCTAGTACCTGTTGTAAATCCGTTTGAATTAAAAGCTGTTATACCTCCTGACTCTGTACTTTGAGCAGTACTTGCATCAGATCTAATTTCTTTAGTTGTTCCTCTTACAGTGTCATACCAACTGAGAGCAGAGTTAGAATTTCTCGTCTTCATCAAAACTAATCCATCTTCTCCCGCTAAATCTATTCCATTATTTATCGTCAAATTACCGTTAGTGCTATTCCAGACGTACGTTTTAAATACATCTTCTACTCCTATAGCGCCACCACCAGCCCCAGCGGCTCCCTCCATTAAACGTTGTGTTTGTAAATCCATGATTAATTTACGTAGTCAACTAATGCTGAACCTCTATATCTTGTGCCGCCGTCATCAGTTACGAACATAAAAAGATGTGTCTTACCCGCCGTTAAAGTTGGGGCGGTGTCTGCGTTCCATTTCACACTTGCAGGCCAAGTAACCGTGCCAGATGTATGCGTTAATTCAAGAGTAAAAGAAGTAACTGTTCCAGATGCTGCAGGGTTACTAAAAGTGAAAGTACTATTTGCGTTAATCGTCTTGGTGAAATAATTACCAGTTGAGCAGTCAATATCTAAAGCTCCTACTGCCTCTGCTACTTGTTCATAAGCCCCGTCAATTGTGATCGCTGTTAAAGTTCCAACGCTTGTTATTGCAGTTTGAGCCGCCGTACTAACAGCCCCGACAAATGAAGTTGCCGTTAACGCCCCTGTATTTGAATTGAAGGTCAGATTAGTTCCAGTTTTAGGTGCTAGATCTCCAGTTGCACCAGTAAAAAAAGCCACATTGCAAGTAGTATCACTTGATTCGTCAGCAACGGTAATGGTCGTTGGTGTCCCTGTGTTTAAGCTGCTAATAGCAACATCAACATCACTACCTGAATTGTCATACGTCAGCGTATCAACGCGAATCTTCCCATAAGCCATTTAGATCACCACCCATGTAGCCCCAGAAGGGACAGTAACTGTTACCCCTGAGTTTAGCGAAGGACTGACACTCATGGCATTTTTATTTGCTGTTAATTGATACGAAGTCGTAATAACTTGGTCCATCTCAAGAAAATGTTTATCAGACGCGCCTCCCGTCGTACCCCCGCCAAGGTTAGAAACATACGCCTTAATAGATTGTTGAGTTGCTCCTTTTGCATCAGAATCTGTAGCGAAATCATCCTCATCTAATAAAAGCTCTGACTTAAGTTGCCCCGTTGTTACAACCCCGGTTTGTCCTGCAACGCTGGTTACTGCATCAGTGGGCGTTTCTAGCAGAGTGAAATCAGACATATTCGAGGCTGAGCCCGAATTGCGCATATAAGTTTTTTTCTCATCTGACCGAACAACAACATCACCCTCTTGCGTTGTTAAAGCTAAATGAGCCGTTTGGTTGGCTGCTGTTTGAACAGTTGTTAAAGCAACCGCGCTAGCTGTTATGACATTTGACGCGCTTATTGCAACGCCTGTTCCTGCTGTATATCCTCCAGATCCGGGCATATACGCTAACGAAGTCCATCCAGTACTACCGTCCCCGAGCTTCCATTTCTTAGTATCACTTTCATAAGCTACCTCGCCAAGCAATAACGTCGGATTAGCAGTTGTAAATGCCGAAGCGGTATCTATTCGGTTTTGGATCTGGACTTTTACTTGTGTGCTCATACTCCGGAAGCGTCACCGCCAGTTAATACATATTCTATGTCAGAAGTAGAATGCCCCGCCGCGTCCTTACAAAATAAATAGAACGGAGAAGTGCCACTAAACAAACTAAAGCCACTCGTTGTAGATGTTGCTTGGTCAGTTGCCCCATTACAAAAAAGTAAATAAGTAAGATCATTTCCTATAAGAGCTACAACGTTAATCTCTATATCGTGGTAAACGCCCCTTTGATTTTCACTAGGTGTCGAAGCATATCTATAAAAAGATGTAGACGAAGTTATACCAGCTCCACCAAAAATAGTTTGTGGGATTTTAAATTTATTATGTGTTCCCGCTGCGTCTAAATAGTGTTGCCTAAGAAGAGAAACTTCTGTTTGCGTAAGATCTGAATACCTAAATGTAATTTGATGTGAATTAAGTTTATTGCTATGTCGAAACCTTATGGGACCACTAGTTAATGTACTTGACTCGCTTACATTTAAACGGCCTATGTCATAACTTATAGAGTTGGGATACCTTGAATCTGGGTAATCGTTCATTGTTAAATCGTATAAGGTGGCAATAATTCAAGACTGACAGACATATTAATTTGTCCGTTAACTTCATTAATCGTAGGACTTTCTAAATAACGCCATTTATAACCAGTTGGGAAAGTTAAGTTTGTTGCAACAAGCGTTTCAGTTGCTAAATCAAAAGGCTCAAAGCTCCCATGAAAGGCGTAATGAGATACGAGGCTTTGTTGCTGAGCTCTCGTAGCACTTACAAAAGTCATTCGTAATCTATGCCCATATGAGACGCTGGAGTGCCTAACCGCCGTTTGTTCCCCTGACGTATGAGGAAGATTACTAGAGGCAAAAGACCCAGGTGTATAAACACGCGAGCTAGGTACAAGAGAAGATGGAAAATCAGCCGCCATAATTATGTAAACGTATAGTGGAAACCATCACTTTCGCTTTGCCTTCCGTTCCATGTCGCGTCAATACTTTTACTAAATTGGTGTGAGGCATCATTTGAAAATTCCCAATGTCCTTCTATTGACCAATAGCTACCTTTAGTAGCCCCGCCGGGGAACAACTGGGGTACATAAAACAGACCAGAAGAACACCCAGCATTATTAGCATCAAAACCCAGACCGCCTATTGTTTGACATGTCGAACTACCTGTTGTTGTTTGATTTGCCCTTACGCTTGCTCTCCAAGGGATCGGGCCTGCTGGAGGATAAGACATATTTCCAAAGGAACTACTCGTGATTGCACCATTAGGCCCACCGCAAACAAAGGCACCACTTGAACAACTATTTCCAGCAGAAATTGTGAGATAAGTTGCAAACGGGTAATAAATATTGCTACTTGAACTTGAACGTAACATCCAGATAGTGCTAGTTTCTGTGACCGTCGTTTCTTCTACTACATCGTTATATAAGCCACCACCGATAGGGAACTGTCCGGCTGCAATGTGCTTAACAGTTTTTCCAACCCATCTAGCATAAGTGTAATTAGTAGGATCGATTTCTATTGGGCCAACGGTTCCAACTTCATGAGGTGTACCGAATCCACTATCACTAGCAGGGTCAGGACAAGACCATTCCGCAATTATATAATGATCAATATCGGCAGTGGTTAAAGTCATAGAACCAGTGCCATTATTAGAAGCGCTACAACTAATTAACGTCTTTACCCCCCATGTAGGAGAAGGGGTTGTTTCACCTCCTATCTTGTTCTGTCGATACCAACAAACGCGCCCATTCAAACAAGAGCCACCTGATGCCGTAACAGTATCCCCTTCTTTTAGGGGGTCGGAATTTGTCCGATCATCTGTTAAACCTGTTGCAATATCACTTTCAAAAGGATCAACTGCATTTCCTAAATCATCCTCCAAATTAAAATCTTCTGAAAAAAGGCCTAAATCGAAATTTGTATTTCCAAGAGAAGGCCAAGTGACTCCGTCATCTGCAATATTTGAAGTCCCAGAATTTGAATGGCAAGTAACGTCAGTTCTTGATGTTGGGATTACTGTTCCGACTGCTGTGGCTGATGCCACCGCCTGCGCCACAATACTTTTTTGGGCTGAATCCACTGGAAAATGAATTAGATCAAGTTCAATCACTCCCGTTGTTGCTTTTTGTATGCGCTCTACTTCATATAGATAATCATGATGATCAACAGTACCCGCGTTGGTTTCTCTTCTTAGCCTAACTCTGACAATATCGCCTAATGCAAGGGTGCTATTAAAGGTTGAGGGCCTTACTGAAATCCTAAGAGTATGTGTAATGTATTTACGTTTTGCTATTTGGTACGCGCCGTATTTAATAGCGTGAGATTCACTACAACACCATTGAGACAAATCATATTGAATAATTACAGGGTTACTTACCCCAGTTTGTTGCACCTCAGAGCTTCTAATCACGGGTAGGTCGTTATCATTTTGCTGTTTCCACATCACTAAAGCTTTTGCATCTTGCCTTTCAGTGATCGGTATATATTCAATCTCAAAACTACCGTCTAATATATGGTCTTCAGAAAAGCCATAAACCGGACTAATAGCATTAGTTGAATTAATAGAATAATCATTATTAAGAGGCAACCGAGGTTTAAAGCATTTTTTCCCATCTTTTTCAGATAAGCGAAGTAAAAAAAGATTTCCTGTTTGGGTTAAAAAATCTTCTAAATTCTGCGATTGAGAAACGACACCATTACATAAAAACGAATTAGCCTCAAGGAAATTCGCAGCGGCAAGCATGGACGTATCATCAATCATGTCATCTGGAAGCCTTTTTGATTGTTTGATTAAATAAATAGCTAAATCAATAAAATTATTACTACTGCCTAATTGACTATCTAATATTCTTGTGACCTTTAAACCATTTTCAACAAAGACATAAACTTGCCTATCCCACGTGCGATCACCATCAGCAAAAGTGTTTGTGTAGCTTAAAGCCGTTAGATCCGTAAATACTGCATCAGTACCCGGATACGATGGGATATTGTCCCACGTCGTTTTATTAGCAACATTGGTAATCGTAGTGCCCGGCTGCCAACTAGAGGCCCTTTCGTTATACGCTCTTTTCCACGTTCCAACCCTGCAAGCCCATTGGTAAAGTTGGTTCTCTTTTATATCTCCTATTTGTCCTTGACTAAGAATTAATTGTAAATTAACGGTTAAAGCGTTTGTGGTTCCATCATTCACGAACCGACCGCTAGTACATCCCGGTGCTACAAATACACCTCCAATATCAGAAGATCCAACAGTTACCCGACGGCCAAAAATAATGGGAACAGGCTCACCAATTTGAATTGCCCTTTGCCTTTCATCTAATGATGTGTTTCCTTTAGCTGCTTCTTCCTTTAATTCATCACCTGTTAAGCCTGATTGGTAAGGCAACAATGAAAGAGGGTCAGATACTTGTATGTTCATAATCTTATTGGGTTCCCTATTAAGTCAGTAGTAAATTTGCGCGGCGGGCATGATGCCCCCACAGGTGAAATGCTCGAGCCAATGCGTACACGTAACGTTTCAAATGTTCCGCTTATTTCGGTGATAACTCCTAAGAAATTCACAATTAAAGATTGATTAGATTGGGGGGCAACATTACTTAATCTAGAATCAAATTCATATACTTTTAATTCGCATAGATATTGATTATTTAAAGATTCAGTTAATGCCGCTATCGCTGTTGTCGTTGCTGGGCAAGTGACACTCACTCTATTTGCTCCACTCGCGCTAGATGACATTAAACCGTCTGCTGTGAAAGGGAAATAGGAGTAACTTTTTCCACCTAATGAAATCGTTGAATTGACATAATAAGACTGCCAAAGTTGCTTGTCGGTTCCCCCCGTGTAGATCCTTAAATACTGCGCCTGACCTCTGTTTGACATTTAGCTAACCCCCATGAACCTTCTAGTTCCCGCCGTTCTCGAATTAGAAAATACGCTTGCAGAGTAACTATTCAAAGCCGCTTCTAAATCTTGCACAGTTACATATTGCTGCCCGTTGCTCATTTGCATGACAGGCCCCGTTTTTATGTTGACGTTAGGGCTAGACATTCCACCGCCTCCAGTTGACGGGATAGCCGCTTGTCCTCTCAAACCCGCTTGATAATTACTGATAAATCCTGAAATTTTATTACTAGGTAGAACGTATTCACTTCCAGCCTCTCCGATTACAGCCATCTGCGCACCGCCTGAAACGTAACCCCCTTCGGCATAACCTTTAACTGATCCGCTTTGACTAGAGCTACTTGAAGATTGTTCTTTTCTTGCGCCTCCAAATGCTCTCCTAACTTTTGCAATTAATGACAACGCACCCTCAACAAACCTTCTAATTCTTGAATACATGCCAAGAGTTAAAACATCAAAAGTTGTTTCTATTGCTTTAAACACTGCCATCATTCCTTTACTTGTTATTTCGCTAATTTTTGCATTCACTAATTCCCACGTAGCAACCAAACCTTGCCAAATCTTCCGTACTGCTACAACTGCAAGAACAACACCGCCAAAGATGGCAGCGGCTGTGCCTCCAAAAGTAACTAGAGAAACACCTAAAAGACCTAAACCAACTTTAACGGCTGCAAGTATAGGAATAGCGGCGGTGATACCAACAAATGCAGCGGCAAGACCTGTAATCGCAATTGTTAAACCGGGGGATTTGTTCAACATATCAGCGAAAAACTGAATAATTGGGGCTAGACCATTTGCCAATTCTCCTATTGCTTTATTAAATGGGCCTCCAAAAGTAATAGCTAATGCTTGCGTCGCATTTTGGGATTTTTTAAGGGCTGCCGCTGTCGTTGCATTCTGTTTATTAAATTCATTCAAAACAGCATTAGCGTAATTTCCTGTCTCTCCAACTAGTTCTAAATTATTTTTGAATTTATCCAAATTATTAACTATTTGAACCATACCTTTAACAGCTTCTTCACCCATCAAATCAGTAATCGTGCTGATCATTTCCGATTTTGGCAAGGCAGCAATCCCCTCCAATATTCCTAATAATTCACCCGTTGCATCAACTTGTACTCGATCCGCTAACCCCGTAGCCGCTGCCGTCGCCATTTGTTCCGCTGCCTCTTTTGCGCTTGCTAACTCTTTTTCTCTTTGAGCATTAATTAATGCTTCTTCTTTTTTAAATTTGCTTTGTAGACCCTTTAATTCAACTTCTTCTCGATCATCCATCACATCCGTTTGCGCTCTTAATTTATCTCTAGCCGCCCTATTAGCTAACGTGATTTCTCTATCTGTTTGATCTTGTATCTGTTCTATTTGTCTTTGAATCGCTTCTCTATTAACTCCTTTTTCATCTCTCATTCGATCACGTAAAACTTTAATTCTCTTTTGTGATTGTCTTCTTATCTTTTTAATTGTTTCGTCTGTTTCATCGTCGATTTGATCACCAATAATTGTCATCTGATCTCTATATCTACGCCTTACTTCTTTTGTTACTTGATCAGTTTCATTCCTTGCAATCTCAATTCTTCTATCAGCTTGTCTCTCAACTTCTGAAGTTAATTGCTGTTCATTAAATTTCGCGTCAATTTGTGCAAAGCCTAGTTTCCTCAATGCTGAAAGTTGCCTATCTGTTGCGCTTGCTCCTTTTGTTAATGCACTGACAAGTCGTCTAAATGATGTTGCCGCAATTGTTGTTTCTGTACCTGCTTCAATCATTGATGCACCAATAGCCGCGACATCCTTAGCAGCAAAACCAGCGACATCACCCATTGCTGCTGTACGTTTCATAAATTCCGTTAGTTCTGCGGCGGCTGCGCCGGTGTTGTCTCCCAAATGGTTAATTGCATCAAATAAATCTCTTACTTCATCTTGTGTAATGCCTAACGCATTTTGCATACTTACCATTGCTTTTCCTGATTCTGCCGCTGTCAAATCAAACGCAGTAGAAACCCGACCAACATCTAAGGCAAAAGCTCGCATTTCATCCCTAGCCTTACCCGCTTGTCCTGCTGCTTCATAAATATCAGCAATACCATTAATCGCAATTGGCAGCTCTTGACCTAGATCTAATATTTCTTTTCTTAAATCTTTAATTCCCTTCGCGTCCATATCCCCCATTACTTTTGTTACACCTGCCATCTTCTCCTCAAAATCAATCGCCGCTTTTGCGCTAAGAGCTATTGCAGTTGCAACACCTGTAGCCGCGACGGCCATACCTTGAAAAGCTTTCGAGCTAACAACAGATTTAAAACCCTTTGCCGCCCCTTGTGCTGCTTTCTCTACGCCTACGAATGCCTTTTCTAATTTCTTTACATCACCAACACCTTTAACCTTTGCAACTAATCGAAGCGCACTTTCAATATTTAAAGCCATTTAGCGTGACCTCCGATTTTGCATTTCTGCTTTTTGGTTTGCTTTCTTTTGTTCTTTGGCGATTAATTCCAAAGCCCTCATCTCCATAATCTG